GATCCATCACCATCAAATGATTTCCTAACCCATGCCAGAGCCTGTCACTTTTCAAACGCCTGAAACTCCTGCTCTATCCGAAGAAAACCAGGAGATGCTGAAGGCCTTATCCGGTGAAACGGAAGGGGACCAACAGCTTCTGGCTGGTAAGTACAAGTCAGTCGAAGAGCTTGAGAAGGCATACAAAGAGCTGCAGTCCAAGCTCGGACAACGGCCACAAGAAGCGGTTGCAGCACCTGCTGATGACGACGATCAGCAAGAGGAGGAGGCAGCCGATGAAGAACCGGAACAACCGGCGGGTGATGCCAAGGAGATCTATGGCGAGTTCATAGGCTCTCGCCTTGAAGAGGCGGGCATTGACTTTGGCGACATGAACACCCGTTGGCAGCAGACGGGTGAGCTGACGTCGGATGACTACACGCAACTGGAAGAGGCCGGATTCACCAAGGACATGGTGGATGCGTACCTCTCTGGTTTGCAATACAAGGCAGCACAGGACAATGCCCTGACTGCCAAGGAGGTGTACTCCATCAAGCAGGAGTTTGGTGGTGAAAAGGCTTACGGCGAAATGCTGGAGTGGGCTGCGCAAAACCTCAGTGAAGAGGAGGTTGATGGTTTCAACCAGATCATCAACAGCGGTAACCTGTCATCCACCAGGCTGGCCATCACGGGTCTGTATAGCCGGTACTCCCGTGCTGTCGGTCGTGAACCCAAACTGATTGGTGGTCGTGCAGCCAAAGGCAGCACTGACAAGTTTGAATCGACTGCTCAGTTGGTTGAAGCCATGAAGGATCCACGGTATGCACAAGATCCGGCATACCGGAAAAAGGTTGAAGACAAGCTCAGTCGGTCCAGCATTTTCTAGATTGCTGGTCGTGGGAGAATCCCAAAGCCCCCAAGTCGGGGGCTTTTTTATTGCCTTGCCAGATACTTATAGTGCAAACACCTAGACCTTCTCACGGAAGCGACGGCCCTCTGCGGAGGACACCCCCAGTGGAAGGAGGCGAGGTCGGGGTAACAACCCAACTTCTCTAGGAGTACAGCAATGGCTGCCCCTAATTTCGACGCATCACGCCTTGGCCTGGTTAACAACGCAGGCGGAGGCAGCTGGAGTGGCGACAACGCCATGTTCCTGCAGATCTATGGCGGTGAAGTGCTGACTGCCTTCCGTAAAGCCACCGTGTTTGAGGCCCTTCATAAGGTCCGCACGATTGCCAACGGCAAGAGCGCCAGCTTCCCGATCATTGGTCTGAACTCAGCTTCTTATCACACTCCCGGCAACATGCTGATCGGGAACCAAGTGAAGCACGCTGAGGCCGTCATCAAGATCGACGACAAGCTGGTGTCGCAGGCTTTCATCGCTGACATTGATGAAGCCAAGAACCACTACGACGTCCGCTCTCAGTACACCACTGAGATGGGCAATGCTCTGGCCTACACGTTTGACAAGAACGTGGCTGCCATGATCGCCAAGGCCGCTCGTACTGCGACCCACTTCAACACCGACCTGCCCGGCGGTACCCGCATCAAGATCGTGGCTGCCTCTAAGACCGCGATCACTGGTGCCCAGCTGGCCACTGCGCTGTTCTCTGCAGCGCAGAAGATGGACGAGAACAACCTGCCCGAGAACGACCGCTACTGCGTGTTGGCTCCGGCTGAGTACTACAAGCTCGTTCAAACCACCGACGTCATCAACCGTGACTGGGGTGGTGCTGGTGCTTACGCAGACGGCACCGTGCTGAAGGTGGCTGGTATCACCATCATCAAGTCGAACCATCTGCCCACTACCAACCGGACCACGACCACCGGTGAGCAGAACGACTACACCGCCAACTTCACTGATTCCGTGGCTCTGGTCTGGAATCCGTCTGCTGTTGGCACGGTGAAGCTGATGGATCTGCGCACTGAGATGACCGGATCTGACGTCCACGCTCTGTGGCAAGGCACCTTCATGGTGGCTTCCATGGCGCTTGGTACCAACATCCTGCGTCCTGACTGCGCTGTTGAGATCTATACGGCAACCAGCTGACCGTTCAACATGGGGGGACTCAGGCCCCCCCTTTTTTCTTTTGAGGTCATGTCATGGCGCTAGCTCGCACCTCGTTTTTAGAAGCCGTCAACCGAGTGCTGCAGATGCTCGGGGAGGCTCCGGTCAATAGCCTCAATGGCCAATTTGGTTTGGCACAGCAGGCCCAGGACATGATCAACGACGTCAGCCGCAGGGTGCAGTCCGAGGGCTGGTCGTTCAACACGGATTACTACAAGCTGCTTCAACGGGACAACAGCAACCAGATCCCGGTGGGCACCACAGTCAGCAAGGTGGTGGTGGACCCGTATAACTACACGGATCTGGACGTCGTGCAGCGGGGGGACAAGCTGTATGACCGCAGGAACAACACGTATTCCTTTACCAAGGACCTGTATGCCGATGTGGTGTACCTGTTGGATTGGGAGGAGCTGCCCGAGTACGCACGGGCATACATCAGCATCAAAGCAGGGCGGCACCTGCAGGAAGCCATTGTCGGTAGCGGTGACCTGACCAGAATCAACTTGACGGCTGAGGCCGAGGCCCGTGCTGCGTTCATGGAGCAGGAGATGACGGCCAGCCCGCATAACTACCTGCGTGGCAACCCGAATCACACAGGCGCTTTGATGACCTTTATGCCGTCACAGGCCCTGCGTCGTTGAGTCATGCCACTTGTCAGCAGCTCTATCCCCAACCTGATCAATGGGGTCAGTCAGCAGCCGCCTGCCCTGCGGCTTGCATCACAGGCTGAGACGGTCGTCAACTGTATGCCTAGCCCGGTGGAAGGGCTGAAGAAGCGTCCACCCTGCTATCACATCGGCAAGCTGTTCAGCGGCAGTGCTGGCACTGGTCGTCCGTTCACGACCATCGTGGATCGGGATGGAACCATCCGTTACCTGGTGGTGATTCAAGACAACGCCATCAAGGTGTTTGGCTTGGATGGGTCGGTAAAGACTGTTGCCACACCAGACGGCACATCGTATCTGGACATCACGGGTGAACCCAGCTCCACCTTCCGTGTGGCATCGGTGGCGGACTACACCTTCATCGTCAACCGTGAGAAGACGGTGGCGATGTCGGCCAGCACATCACCGAACTGGGGCACCAAGTCCATGGTGTTTGTGAAGTCTGCTGAGTACAACAACACGTACAGCATCACAGTCAATAGCACCACGTCGTCGTACACAACGCTGCCTGCAGGCGGCAAAAGGCTGTCTGCTAGCTACAGCCAAAGTTCAACCACCGTGACTGTGACCGTGGCCGATCACGGCCTGTCTACTGGCGATGAGATCGACATCAGCTTTACCAGCGGCAATGCCGTTGCTGGCACTTACAGCATTACGGTGACTGCCACTAACACATTCACGTACACGGCGCCTAACTCCAACACGACAAGCGGCAACTGCAATGTTGTGTTTGAGCCCAACTATCAACCGTCGTCTGTTGAGATTGCAAACAAACTAGCAACCGCATTGGACGCAGCTTTGGGTTCTGGCTGGACCGTAACCAACACGGATTACATCGTCAGGATCACCAAAGACAACGGCACTGACTACACGTTGGATGCAACGGACACCGGCACAGGCGGGGCCATACAACCCATCAAAGGCACTGTTGACAGCATTTCAGACCTGCCGACCAAGGCAGAACATGGCTTCACCGTCAAGGTCCAAGGAACTGTCTCAACCCAATTTGACGACTATTACGTCAAGTTTGAAGCCAGTGCTGGCAGTGGTTTTGGCCATGGTGTGTGGCGAGAAACCGTAGCTCCCAACATCACGTATCAGTTTGATGCCACGACCATGCCGCACATTTTGGTGCGGGAAACCAACGGTACGTTTACGTTCAAAAAGTTTGATTGGTCTGCACGAGTGGCAGGTGACGCCACCACTGCACCCAACCCCAGCTTTGTTGGCAGCAAGATTCAAAACGTCAACCTGTTCCGCAACAGGTTGGTGCTGCTGGCTGATGAGAACGTGATCTTGTCAGCAGCGGATGCGTATGACCGGTTCTGGCCGGAGACGGTGCAAACCATCGTGGATTCAGATCCGATTGACCTGTCCACTGGTGGTCGGCAGATCAACTTCTTGGTGAGCAGCTTGGCCTTTGCCAGCACGCTGCTGCTATTTAGTCGTCACGGTCAGTTTCGGTTGGATGCAGGGACCAGCCTTGCTGCAGCATTGACGCCCAAGACAGCGACGGTGACACCGATCACGTCGTTTGAGATGTTGGACACGGTGGATCCAGTAGGCGTAGGTCGCACCATCTATTTCGCCATTCCCAAGGGGGATTACAGCGGGTTGCGGGAGTTTTTCTTGCCGGATGCCAGCGGTCCTGTGCCGTTGTCGGAAGAGGTGACGGCTTCAGTGCCACGGTTTGTCCCGACCAATCTCAGCAACTTGGTGGCCACGGTGTCGGAAGAGGCCATCGTTGCCATCAGCAAGGACCAACCCAAGCGGGTGTACTTGTACAAGTTCTTCTTTGAAAACGACCAGAAGCTGCAGTCGTCGTGGTCGTACTGGGAGGTGAAAGGCACCAAGACCATCGTCGGTGCCGACATGCTGGACAGTGACCTGTACTTGCTGATGGAGTACAGCGATGGGGTGTACTTGGAGCGGGTGGCCTTCCGTCCAGAGACAGTCGATAGCGGCACCAGCATTGAGGTATTGCTGGACCGCAAGGTGACAGAGGCCAGCTGCACGGTGGCATTGACCAACCCTGCTGGCCTAGACGTGCAGTCCACAATCACCCTGCCCTACCCGATCAGCGCCAGCAGCACGATGGTGGTGGTGGGTCGGTATTTCGCAGGTAACTCCTTGCAGCACGGCCAGGTGATCTACCCGATCAGCCAGACGTTGACCGGTGGTGCAGGAGGCAATGGCACGCTGGTAGTCCGCGGTGACTTGACCAGCGCCAAGTTCTATGTGGGAGAGCTGTACGACATGCTGTACGAGTTCTCCACCCCGTACCTGAAGGAACAGCCGCCAGGGGGTGGCATGGCCGTTGTAGGCGGTCCCAGGCTGCAGTTACGCAACTGGATGCTGATCTTTGACAAGACCAGTGCGTTTGAGCTGAAGGTCACCCCACGGGGTCGTGACACCTTCACCTATCCGTACAACGGCATTACGCCTGGTGACGGATACCTGATTGGTGGACTGCCCAGTGAGACCGGTAAGTTCCGTGCGCCAGTCATGGCACAAAACATTGACACCAAGGTGGAGATTGCCAGCAGCAGCCCTCTACCGTGCAGGGTGCAGTCAGCGGAGTGGGAGGGGTGGTATCAAGCCCGTGCAGGTCGGTTGTGACGGGTTACACCCGACCTTCCATGCTCAAAGACATCCCTATCGTGGCCGACACCATGCGGCCAGAGGACGTTGCAGAGATCAAGGCACAGTCCGGCAACACCCCACGACAAGCATTGCTGTATTGCTTCTTTGCCAGCAAGCCATGCATGACCATGGTCAGCCGTCACGGCAATGTCATCGGCATGTGGGGCGTGGTGCCAGAAGACGACATGTCCGGTCGTATCTGGATGCTGGGTTCACAGGCGATGCTGGATGACGGCAACGACAGACGGGTCTTCCTGCGAAAGTCCAAGGAGATCTTGGAGAGCCTTCATGGGCAGTACCCAGTACTGTTTAACCAAGTGGATGCCCGTAACAAGGTCCATGTCCGCTGGTTGCAGTGGATGGGCTTTACCTTCATCCAAGAGCATCCAAACTATGGAGCAGAAAGCCTCCCGTTTTTTGAGTTTTGCAGGATGAGCCATGTGTGATCCGACAGGTGGATTTCTGATAGCAGGAGCTGCTTTGAGCGGAGCCCTTGGCATTGCTGGCTCTGTGGCGTCGTACCAGCAAGCCCAACAGAACACTGCTTATCAGAACGCAGTAGCACAACAAAACTTTCAGTATCAACAGATGACGGCTTCTGCTGCTCAAGGGTTTGAGCAGATCAAGAAGCAACAGCAAGACCTAGTGATGCAGCAAAACAGAGCTTTTGCTGATCAGGCGTATCAAGACGAGATCTCACAGCTCAACCTGCGGTTACAACAAGAGCAAACAGCTGCATCACAGAAGCAACAAGAGGCAGCCAAGGCAGGTCTGCAAGCCAGGGGTGAGGTCGTAGCCAGTGGTCGGGTGGGTAACACCATCGACAACCTGATTGCTGACTACTACCGACAGCAAGCGGCATTTGACTTTGCCACCAGTCAAAACCTTGCGTTCACTGGTCAGCAGATTCAGCAACAGAAACGTGGGGCTGCGGCCACCAGAGGCAGTCGTATTGCCAGCCAGCAACCGTACATGCCTCAGCCGGTTCTTAGCCCGGTGGAGCCGATCTATCAGGCAGCTCCTAGCGCATTGCCGTACATCATCCAAGGTGCTGGTGCTGCGGTGGAATCCGTCAGCAAAGGCATCTATTACAAGAACATGAAGCCGTAGTACCCATGGCACGCATCTCCACCGGTCAGAACGTCGGTACTACCGACCGCGGGACATCGCAACGGCTCGTGGGTGGCGCACCCATGGAGGCAACCCAAGGCGCCTTAGCGCAACGGGACATCAATGCCCCTGCCCTGCAACCAACAGCAGCACCGGTCAACACATTTCAGCAGACCGGGGCACCGACGCTGGGTGGACCCATCCGGTTGTTTGCACCACCAGAACTGCCGCAACCTAACCAAGACTTGGCGGCTTTGGCCAAGTCCTTGGGCAGCTTTAGCAGCACGCTGGAGCAGGTTGGCAAAACAGCTTTGGAGGTTCAAAAAGCCCAAAGCGAACAAGCCAAAAAGCAAGGCCAAGCCATTGCCATTCAGTTGGCTGCCAAGTATCCGGGCCAGCAATTTGCTGAAGTGCGGGATGCGATTGCTAAAAAAGCGCAGGCTGGTGACGCCACAGCACAAGCGGACTACCAGCTGCTGCAGTCCAAGAACCCATTAGTAACACGTTACGCCCAAAGCTATCTGGAAGAACAGGTTGCATTGAATGATCTGACGACAGCACCCGGTCGTTGGCGATCAATGCAAGAGATCCCTGGCGTTGCCACGGATGCCAATGGGAATCCAACTGCATTGCCCAAAGAAATACTGCAGCCAGGCGACCCACGGTTGCAGCAGGCAATGATGAAACTTGTGCGCTTGCCGTCTGATCCTGAAGCCGCGGCAAGGGTACTGCCCCAAATAAATGCTTTGTATCGAGAGCTGACTACACAGCAGACGAATGAAAATGCTGATTGGAAGAAGCGGTACTTTATTTCCGTTGTTGGTGACTACACAGCCAGCGTAGTCAACTCTTCTACGCCTGATGCTGAAGCGGCTGCACGCATTAGTGGCATGTTGCTGGATGCACGCCGGGTGCTTGGCCCCAAGGAGTACGGGGATGTAGTGCAAGCCGTTAACAGTCGTCTTGAAAGCGGTGCCCAATCTGCGTCGTATCAAACAGATGGCAGCATCAATACTGAAAAAGGTAGTGCGGCTGTAAGCAGGGCAATCCGGCTGCAAGAAATGATTGTTGCTGGCGCCAATGGCGAAACCCTCCTCAACCGCTTGGGTTCTCAAGGTGGCTTGACTGGCCAACTCAATCTGCTGAAAAGCGGACTTGAAGGCATTAAGTCCGCCAAAGGCTTGACCGATGACTTTTCCCGGTTCCGCGGCGAAAAGCTCGGACCTCAGATCTCAGCCAAGTTTGACATTCTCAACCCTGAGCTGGTTGGCCCAGCGCGGGAAAGGAATGTAGCTGCAGCAAGGCTTGAAGTTACTCGCATTGCGGATCCAGTGGCAAGACAGGAAGCCAGCAACCAACTGGAGCGAGATATTTCGGCCATGCAGAAAGGCGTGGTCGAGTACCGCGAAAGCGTGTTGCAACGGCAGGTCTATGCGTTGATGCAATCTGCCCTCGATCCTCAAAAGAAACTGGATCAGCTGTATCAACTGGCCCAAAGCGGAGAAGTGGATCCCGCTTTTATCAATGCCCAGATTGACAGGGCTGAACGCGAACGCGCTCAACTAAACCGTCCCAGCCAAAACGCGATTGATAACAGGCTTAAAGACATCATGAAACAAGAAACGGATTTCCTTGGTCAAGCCGGACCCGTAACTGGGCAGGGAATTAGCCAAGAAGAATCCAGTAAGTTAAACAACAAAAAAGCAAACATTCAATTCAACCTAAACGAAATACGCCGCCAAGGTTATGCCGCAGGCAAAAGCAACGAACAGATCACCAAAGAACAGAATCAGTATTTAGACAGTGTTGTGCAAGAGTTTGAAACAAGACGAAAAAGAGCGGCTCCCTTGCAAGTGCGCCCAGCCATTCCCAACCCTGAACAATACTACAACGAACGTGGCGGCTTTTTGGGAATGGGTCGCAATGGTCGTTCGCGTATTGCCGGTCAACTCAACAAAGCTGTTGATAATGGCATTGTGATGCCAAAAAACAAATACGATGAGGCTCTGGAGGCGTGGGTCACAAAGAACACGTTGCCGCCGTGGGCACGTCAGATCATCCGTGATGCGGGGTATGGCCAAAAGGCTGATGAGTTTTTCCGTAAGCAGTGGAACAACTTGAACCCAGGTGCTCCGTTCCCGGCTGAGTACGAGCCACGCATGGATGCGCTGAAGGGTGTCAAAGTCAGCTACACGCCTCCGGCTGGTGGCACTGGTGGGCTTGCCATGATCAACCCCACTGCAGCGACTACGACGCGACTGGCGTCGTTTGCTTCAAACATGCTGAACACTGTGTTCACGCCACCTGCGGCAGCAGGAACGCTTGATGCGCAAGTGGCCAATCTTTCTGGCAAAGGGTTTAACGGATTGCTGGCAACCATCCGCAGTGGCGAAGGTGGCTGGACCTCTGTCAACCGCGGACGGACAGGCGACTCTGGTCCTATGCGGAACCTGACCAGCCAGTCGATTGGCGCCATTGAAAACATGCAAAACCGCGGGCGTGTATTTGCGGTAGGCGCTTATCAGTTCACTCCCGGAGTACTTGCCAGGGCCCGTCGTGAAGCTGGGCTATCTCCCAATGCGCCATTTACCCCTGAGAACCAAAACAAGATGGCCATGGCATTGATCTTGGGTTCTAAGCGTCCTGCGTTGGCCTCTTACATCAGAGGACAGAACAACAACTTGCGGGCAGCCCATGAAGACATTGCACTTGAGTGGGCAGCGTTACAAGGACCTAACGGCAGAGGGATGTACGACAACGACAAGGCAGGCAACATGGCAAGTATCCCGGCAGCAAGGGTTCGCGCAGCCCTACAAGAAGCTCGTCGGGCTTACCTCGCTAATCGCCGGAGCTGATCCATGCCCTATCAGATCGTCACTGACCCCAAGACCGGCAAGCTGACGACGGTTGTCACAGGGAAGGTCTATGAGCCAAAGGAAGGGGAAACGCCTTCCTTTCCGGTTATGCCGACCCCAATGGATCTGTATGAAGCAACGCGCAGCTTCTTTCCACAGGGCATGTTGGAATCTGGCGTCAAGGCAGCAGGCCAAGCCGCCGGAGCAGGTGTTGCTGAGTTTCAACGCAGTGGCGATCTAGGCAAAGCCGTACAAGCCGGTGGCTCTGCATTTGGTCAAGCGATGGAGAAACCCTCCATGCTGGCCCCACGGTTGGGATACAACGCTGCACGCGACCTGACCCAAAGCGTTTTGGGCAACCTGCCTGCAGCTGGCAGTCGTAAGCCGGGGCAGGCGGATTCGCCAATTCTTGGTGTTATCCCCCCTCTGCCAAGGGTCAAGAGCAGCGGGCCTGTTGAAGACGTTGCGACAGGGTTTTTGCAGGGGGCTATGGCATGGATCCCTGTGGCCCGTGGGGTTAGTGCAGTGGCTCGTGGCGCAGCAACTTTGCCTGGTGTAGCTGGCATTGCTCAGGGCACACGCACTGCTGCTGCTTTTGTCGAAGGGGCAGGGCCAGTAGTGCCTTTACTGCCCAAAGCGCCAACGGTCGGCAAGATCGCTGTCAAAGCTGCCAAAGCCGCTGCAGCAGGTGCGCCAACTGGTGCAATCGTTGACGTTGCAGCGTTCACGCCTGGCCAGCAGACCGCAGTAGGTCAAGTGCTGGATTGGGTTGAGAAGCAATCAGGCACACCGCTTCATGGTCCGTTGTTTGATTTTGTCAGGACCAAGCCTGGCGACACAGAAGCCGACGCACGATGGAAAGAAGGCGTTGGTGGCCTCATGGTCATTGGCCCTGTTGTTGGCAATGCCATTGAAGCTGTTGGTTATTTGGCGCGTGCCACCTTGAATCGTGCAGCAGTCGGCACCAAGGCTGCCCCTGTTGCTGCTGAGCCGACATCAGCTGACATCACGGTGATGCGGCAAGCCAATGTTGACGTTGCAACAGAACGGCAACGGGCTGCTCAAGCCAACATTGATGCGTTTGATCCAAAGCCTGATCCTGCTGACAAGAAAGCCACGCGGTCATGGACCCGTCGATACAAGGCTCTGACCCAAGAGCTAAATGCTGCCAACGCTGAACTGATCAAGGCGCAAGCGTTGCAACAGCAGCCACCAGCAGCTGCACCTGTTGCTGCAGTGAAGTCAGATGAAGTGGCAGCAGCAGACCAAGCATTGGAGGAGGCATACGCCAAGGTTGAAGCAGCTGTGCGTGAGATGGCACAGCCTCCGGCAGCAGCAGCTGCTCCTGCACCTGTTGCCCCTGCTGTTGCTCCGCAAGCGGCACCGACTGCAGCTGCCCCCACTCCTGAACCTGCTGCTGCACCTGCTGCCAAGGCCAAACTGCCTGACACCCGCGGCCAAGGTCAGTTCTTCCATGGCACCGCTCAAGAAATTAAGCAGTTGGATGAGGGGTACTACGAAAACGCCAACATCTATGGCCAAGGTTTTTATG